TCACTTGCTGCTCTAGTGTCTCCATTGTACAACTCTGAAACAGTTCTATACAATAATTGCACCGCACTTGGGTTACCTGCATCTGTAAACTTAACTAAGTCTGCAACCCTGTCAGATAAGGTATAAATTTTAGCTAGTTTTACAGCATCAGGGCTTTTCTGTACATACTCATAAGAAGTTCTTGCAATCTGCATAGGAGTCTCAGTAACTTCTGTTTTTGTACTTGGCTGGGACACCTCTCCAGTAATAGGCACGTGACCATTACCAGTTAACTGTACTTGTGTACCATTTCGTGTGTCACCTATCCTTACAGTTTTACCATTAACAGTACCCCAATACTTTGCAACAATATCAGAGCCTTTTTCAGTGCTTTCTTTTGCATCTAATTCTTTAACAGCCTCTGCATAAATTTTTGCAGTAGGGCTAGTAGTCAACTGTGCATATAACTGAGGGTATTTTTCTTTACCTAAAGTTAAGGCTAACGATGTTGAATCCTTTTCTAACTTTGCTTTAGTTTCCTGTTGTGATACAGTTACTTTACCTTCCGATACTTGTAAAGAATACGCATCAGTAGTCACTTTTCTAGCGGCTGTTAAAATATCTTGAGTTACTTCTTTATTTTTAAGTTGTTCTTGTAAAGGGTGATCTGCTGGTAGACTAGCACTAAGAGCAGTCGCAGTTGTAGTTCTTAACAGTTGTTCACTCGCAGCTTCTGTTTGTTGTTCTGTTTGTTCTATTCCACGATCATATATATCCACAGATACACTACTAGCTTGAGAAAGCAAAGCATCAGTAGGATTGTTAACTAAACCTTGGTACAACGGGTGGTTGTCGCCTAACTGGTCAGCCAATTTCTTTCCCTTTTCATCTCTAACTAATTGGAGTGCTTTCTCTTCCTCACTAGCAACATCAGTGTCAAAATAACCACTTGCATTTGATCTTGCGCTAGTAAGCATAGCTTGAGTAACAAAATCACCTTGAAGTTCTTCTATTAAAGGATGGTTTTCAGGCAACTGGCTTGCTAAGTATTTACCTTTGTTATTTAGTTTTGTTTGTTTTAGCACTAAGTCAGCTTTAGTGTCTTTTTCTTTTTGTTCCTTGTTAAACGTATCTTGTTCTTCTTTCTTCTCAGCGTCTGCAAGAGCTAACATCTCTAAAGCAGCCTTAGGATATACTTTTTGCAACCCTTGTGCCATAGCGTACATATCTGCTGATGTTCCTTGAGCAGCTTTAAAATAATTGCCTCTAGCTTCTTCCTGTGCGGCTATCTCAGCTTTACGCTTTTCAAGTTCTTCATCCTGACCACCCATAGCGCCACCTAAGGCACGACCTAGGCTAGACCCAAGTAAACTCACTGCTCTCATTTTAGCAGGTTCACGGGCACCTTGACTAGCTTGTTGCATTAGTTGCTGTTGTAAATCAAACTGAGACTTGTTACGTTTAGCCAGTATGTCTTGAACTGACGGGCCTTGAGTAAATAAACCTTGCATAGCCATATTATGTTTTTCCTGTCAATAAACCTGTTAACCAACCACTACCACCAGAAGTACCTAAGAACGAGGAACCTAATGACGTAAGGCCTGTAAGCCAGCCATTGTCCTGTACGTTACCTTGGTCAATCTTAGCTTGTGCTAACATACGTGAAATAGCATTCTGTTCTGTACCAAGTGCATAGCTTTGATCTAAGCCCTGTTGTGTCTGGTTCATACCAGCTTGTGTAAATGGTATACCTGTGAGTGACTGCTCAAGCGCAGGTGCTTGTAAGCCAGCAGATAACATACCTTGACCACTACCCATAAGGTTAGCGTATTGTTGCTGCTGTTGCTGTTGGTTAGTGTTGAACTGATTCAAATCTAAACCAGCACGTTGCATCTCCTGCCCAAAGGCATCTTGAGTAGACTGTGCTGCTAGCTGTGACAAGGCCTGAGATTGTGCTTGGTTGACACCAAACATATCAGGATTCATCATACCTGAGCCAGCACCTAAGCCCTCACCAGATAACTGTAGACCTAAGCGACCTAAACCTTGCATTTGCTCTAAGTTCTTAGTACGCTGCTGTGCAAACACAGGGTCAAGTAAAGCACTACGCTCGTTAAATAAACTCTGCCCCGCTGCCTGTGGGTCAAAGTTATAATTAAACTCATTAGGAGCCTGTTGTGCTAGGGTAGACGCTTGACCCATGAGGCCTGTGCCTTGCCCTACTAGCGCAGGTAAACCTGAGTAAGCATCGGATAGTGAAGTAGATAACCCATCACCATCTAATACAGCAGTACCTGTGCCCGACCTAAAGGTAATAGGTTTGAAGGTGCCTCCTGAGCCACTATAGTCTCTTCCTCCGACACCTCCTGCCGTGGGGCTACCACTGACACCTACTGTACTTTGTAACATACCACCGCCTCCTGCTCCATCACCCATGCCTCCCATCATACCACTTGATTGTGCTAGTGAAGATTTCATTTCCATAGGCAATCCAGCCCATTGTGTTTCAGATATGTTCTCAGGGCGCATAGCGTTTAACTGTGCTTCATTTAGATTACCTTGCCCACCACCTATGTAAGCGTTAGGTAATTGTTGGTTCATGTCTGCTGCTCTTGCTAACTGTACTTGCTGTGCAGGAGACATATCTCTAAAGCCCATAGGGGCGCCACCACTCGCTGGGTCTGCATTTTGCCAAGTCTGTAGTTTATCAAAATTAGCGTCACTTAAACCATAACGTGTTTCATTAACACCTGCTTTAATAAAAGGCGCAAATGGGCCACCCATAAGAAGACTAAGTGGATTATCAGGCATCTGAGGTGTAAAGTCCTGAGAAGCAACTAATTGAGCAGGTGTCCTATCGTTTCCATTCCCTTGAAATTGCGCCCCTTGACCGCTAACACTACCACCGCTTCTGACAGTACCTGTAACATTATTTACTCGCTCTCGACCACTGCCCTGACTGTATGCTTTGCCATAATCTATTGCCATTATGCTGTCCTCTTCCAAAAGTATACGACAATATACGGCTGCATAATGTCATGTGTATGTGCTTGTCCACCACCTTCATAATCTAGCTCAGTTTGCCTAGGGTATGAAGTAGGTTGTCCTGCTGCAACAGAATCTGACGAACCATCAGGATTACCATTACCTTGTACACCTGTGTACCCATGAACGTGACTAGGTATTTGGCTTAGTGTAAGGGTATGTGAATCAGTTGTTGCACCACCAGTAGCACCAGCACTATAGCCACCTCCAGCACCAAGCATTACACGACCAGCACTAAAGGCTACCCAAGTACCTAAGCCAAGTAATGAATTAGGATTAGTAGCTAATATTGATGTGTAGATAGAACCTACAGGATACGCCAGAGCATTAACTACAGCAGCCGTAACTGCTGGTATTGTTATTGCTGCTATGGCAGCAGTTGTGTATGCTGTAGTAGCTAATTGTGTAGTGTTGGTGCTGGAAGACGCTGTAGGAGCCGTAGGAGCGCCTGTGAGTGCAGGGGAAGCTAGAGGTGCCTTAGGAGCCACACCAGCCACTATAGCAGCCTGTGTGAACGCTGTGGTGGCTATCTGTGTACTGTTAGTTGAGGTAGCAGGTGTAGGGGCTGCTGGCGTCCCTGTCAGCGTAGGGCTACTTGTGTTAGCTTTAGTGGCTATTGCTGTAGCAATGTTTGTAAACTCGTCATCAATCTCAGTACCGCTTACAGTCTTGAGTGGATTTCCTGTAGTTAAGGCATCCTTTGTTGCAAAGTTTGTTGACTTAGTATAATTGGACATAGTTAAAGTACCTTACCTTGTTTGGCATAAATTGATAGTTTCTGGAGGCTCATTGCAGTACCATTAATATCAGTAGTAAAACCTATTTGAATTATGTTACCTGCTCCTTGCGCTGGTGCTTGTTGATCGTTAATTAAGACTGAACCAGCATATTCTGATAAGCCATATTCAGCAATACCATACTCAAATATGCTACCTGCTTCTAAAGTAAATGTCTGTGAAAAGAAAATAGGACTATACTCATAACCTACCTTAAGTGCAAAAACTTGACCAGAAGCTCCTACTGTAGTTGCAGCTAACTTTTTAACAATCTTATTTGTGTTAGGCAGTTCTAAATCAAAGTAGTTACTAAAGTACGCCATTTCATATTTTTGACCATTATCTTGGTAACCCCTGTACTTAGCTATTCCATTGACTTGAGCAAATAAAAGCTCAGAGTCTAAAGACAAGAATCCTTTAGGTGTTAACTCAGGCCATACTGTAACCCTGTAGCTCCCGTCTTGTAAAGCTTGCCTTGTATCAAACACAAAGGTTTGTTTAGTTGCTGGCATAGTTAACAAGTAGAAAGCATTAATAGGTGAATAGACTGTCTTAACATTAGCTAGTATTTCACTACGTATTGATTGTATAATATCATCACGTATGTTTTTAGAGATGTCTCGCATAGGTTGAGACTTTTCTTGTACAGTACGATTTAATGAACGTACACCTGTGTTACTTAAGAACAATATGTCTTCACCAGTATTCTGTACTGAGTCTCTGGCAATACAACCTACACCTTCAATTACCTCCACTAGAGTTAAACTAGAAGTAGTCATACCTGCGTTAAAGTTATTACCATCTGAATAAATAATAATGTTATCAGTACAAAATATAATAAAGTTGCCGTTGTGTGCGCCTAAGGCAACAATTTCATCAGAACCTTGGGTAAGTACAGAAGATATATCAAGAGTACCAGAAGTACCTCCTGACCATGCAGTACCATCAAGTACATCAGTAAAGTAGACTGTGGTTTTGTTAGTTGCTGTATCGGCAGCCCATAAACGACCATAGGCTGCTAAGACTGTGTTAGCACTTGGAGGAGTACCTGCCCTACCTGAGTGTGTTACTACTGATTGAAAAGTGTCTGCACCTCCATCATTAGTATACACAAGTGGTAAGTAGCCACGTTGGAAAAAATAATGATGATCGTTTAACGTAGCAGTCTGCCAGTTACCAGCCGCTATAGTGTCACCAGTTGAGGGTGTTAGAGTCACTAAGTTAGTAAGCCCTTTGTAGAACTTGTTAACACTAAATGACAATAATGTATCAGCGCCTGTGACTTCCTTAAAGTTAGACACACCTAATAAGTTAACACCTACGTTTCCGTTAGCTGAACCATCCTTAGCATTACTAACAGTCTGCCAGCCCTTACGTGAGCCTAGGCGACCAAACTTATCAATAATACAGTTGTCTGCGTGTAGCGCAAAGCCTTGCTGTAGCGTCACACCTGATTCCTGAGTGTTTAACCCGTAGAACGCAGGTGCTGCTATAGAGGCTGCTTGTAGTGGCTTACCCATCTTTAACAAGCCTCCCAGATAAGTTCCTCAGGGTGCTTGGCTGCATCAATAGCAATAGCATCAGATAAGTAAACAGAAGCAAGAGCTTTAGCCGATACTGCTGACATACCTCCGTCCTCACCACGTTCCTCAAGGGCCATAGCGTAAGCTAAAGTTTGCACAGGTAAGAAAGGTACTTTAATGATGTCATCATCAGCAGTTACATCAGGCGACCGCTTAATAACATTAAAGAATAATTGATAGACACCATCAGGCTTAGGGTACACATCTATCTGAGTGTCACCTCCGTTACTTAACCCGTTAAACACATAGTTCTGAGGTGAGCCTGTTGCTGGTGTGTTGTTAAGATATGCGTTATTAAACCAGTGTGGTGTCTGGTACTTCATAAACGTATCGCTTGTATTGTTGATAGCTTCTAAAAGAGTTGACTTATCACCAAAGTCAGTAAGAACATAGTTAAATACGTTTGCTTGTGTGTTTACAGTCATAGTCTCACGTAGGTTAGACCAACCCCAAGCACTCTCTACCATCTCTACAGCGTCATGTACAAACAAACCAATAAGCTTAGAGTAGCTATTCTCATTAATTGAACCTACTTCTCGCTCACGTAACCTTATTAGTATGTTGTTAACTGTTTGCTTATATGTTTTCATGTGGCTTTACCATTTAGTTTTTCTACTGTTCTAAGCCCTGCTAGGCCAAGCATTGCTAACGTCAGTTCAAGCATTGCATCTAAGGGTAACTCAGGGCTACCTAGCTCTGGTGCAATCCATTGTAGGATAGGGTTAATAACAAATGCAAACAAGAAACCTAAGCCACATACCCACATGAGAAAG